TTTACCCCTGTGCGATAAATCCACATTTCAACTGTAAAGTCACCAGAGCCAAAAGCAAAGCTGGAAGAGTAGGGGACGCTGATATAGTCACCCGTTCCATCAAACGACCCACTGCTCCCGCCAAACTTCGACTGCGCCGTCGAAATCTGCGCATTGCCATTTGCAGTAACAGCAAGGTTGCCCAGGCTGCTATCAACAAACGTCGTGCTCGCATTGCTGCCATTCATGTGCAGCAGCAGGCTGACGCTCTCGAAATACGGATCGAACAGGAAGCTGGTGGCAGGCCAGGTGCCGGCAGCGCGGCGAGCCAGTGCTTGGCTTAGCGTCCAGACACCAGGCGAAGCCGAAGTGCTCCAAGTCGGCTTGGCACCCAGATAACCACCTTCCAACCGATCCATCAGGCGATCTCCTCGTAGCCAATCGTCAGGTCAATCTTGCCAGCAACCCCAGCCTTTGCATAAATAGCATCGCCCTCCTCAAGATAGATATATTCCTCTTTCGATAAAGCAATCAATGTCGAAGCAACTGGAATTGTAATTGCAGATGCTATGTATGAGTGAGTTGATCCTCGATAAACAGTAAGATCAAATGCAATATTTAGAGAAGTGTCAATGTTCGCAGCTCTTATTGTATTTACCTTTAATACCTTGCCGCTTGCGGCAGCATTTGAAAGAGCAACAGCAAGCGTGGTAGTACAGTTATATGTTGCAGTTTTACCAGTAATTGTAGTGGGCTGTTTGAGATTGGGCGCAGCCATGACAGATCAACCTTTGCCCCAATCTATCCGATGTTTCAGCCTAGCGACAAGGTTAGTCAGCCCACCAATCAACTTGGAAATCACGATCCCATCCATAAACTTGAGAATGGAATCCACCAAAGTAATCCGACGCGACTCCCTTCTGGAAATTCACGTCTGCAATATTAACAGGAATCGAGATCGTGTCAAACGAACGAAGATAATTTCTCGTAAATAGTATTTCAATAAATGTACCAATGTCAAAATTAGCCACATCGTCAATATTCGTATTTATTGAATCAAACTGAACTATACAGGCATCAAGCTTGCAAGTGTCAATGTTTACAAAGTAACCATGCCCAAAATTAATGTTTTGAATGTCAACAGAATAGTGATCATTTTCAAGTGAAAATGTAATAAGGTTGTCGTAGTCATATATTCTTACAAAAGTTGCTTGAACGTCAGAGACGCTCAAATCGAGCATTGTTTTTGTCCAGCTATCGCAGCGATACCTTGCTTGCGGATACCCTGGCGGCGCCCAAATAAATGACTGATTACTCTTTGCTCGTTCATATAAAAAATTATCTAAAATATTTGCATCTGTATCTTCAAGTATCCATTTAACGTTCCACTCTGGTGCAGTTTGATTTCGGCCGACTGTCTTTCTTTGCTGCGTACCCCAAGACGATGGAAGTTTTGCCTGTGCCTGTCTTGGTTTTATATTTTTTGTAATTGGATAAACAGGCTGATACGCAGGAAGCTCAAGGTCGGCCATCGCTTTTACCTATTAGCCTTCATAGCGAATATTAATAGTTCCAGCGTCAAATGTATCGGTCCCATTTACGGTGGTAATACGAACACGATCAAGAACGGCACCAAGAGAAATGCTGCCGCCACCGGTAGAAATTTGAGCGGTATCGCTGTTTCCAGTGGTTGTATTCATGACCCATTGATTACCAGTTAAAACATATAGAGTTGCAATGCCGTGAGAAACTGTGGTCGCAGCGCGAGCAGCACTTAACAGCAATCCTGTCGTTGAGTTTGCAGTCGAAGATGTAGAGGTAATACAACCAGACAAATATCCAGTCGTCGTAAATCCGCTTGAAGTACCAAGTTGAATTTGGAGATTAGATGTTCCACTTGTGCTAACACCAGCGAACATTACCTCAATGCTTTTTGCCCAGCTTGGAATACTTGTAAAATCAATTGATGTGCCTGATGTGCTTGCCTGAGAGGTTGCATAGGAAGATCGAACACGATCAACCCATGTTTGAACGCCGGCGCCATCGGTAGCCAGAACTTGATTTGCCGTGCCAGCAGACGCAGGCCCAACCACAAGGCCAAGGTTTGCCGAGGCAAGAGTGCCGATCGTGATCCAGCCAGTATTCGCGGCGTTGCGCAGTTTCAGAAGGCCCGTGGCGGTGTCTGCCCAGGGCTGGTAGGCGTAGGTCGTCGAGGGAGCGGTAGCGCCGCTGTTGAGGCTCACGATGGCCGCCAGAGCGTTATTCAGATCGGCCCGAACAGCAGCGCCCGTAGCGTTATCGATGATGTAATCGTGCTGAGCCATAGTCTTAGATCCTTCTGCCGTATCCTACAGCCATATAGTTGAACGTGCGACTTACTACGTTTGCTCCACTATCGTAAAATGTTACCTGAAATCCAGAATTCGTGACAGAAGAAATTGTGTAATAATCACCTTGATACGACTGAATTGGCGTTATTGAAATTGCCGGAGCGGAGTGAAAGTTATTTGTAAAATTAACTTGATAAGTTATAGCTCCGCTTGCGATAGGAGAGCTTGATTCCTCTACCCGTTGACTTAGTGTTGCTTTGATTTCGAGTTCTTTGATTACTATATTTTGATTTGCTTGCTCGCTTGTTAAAGCAGCCTTGAACTGAAAAACCCTACCGCGAAGCAAGGTATTTGTACACGGCTTCCATTCGCCCCAGGTAGCAAAGCCGCTGTCAAAATCTGTCCATGTATCAATATTTCCAGAATAAGAATCAATTAAATTTGTTGTAGCTGGTTGATCAGAGGCTCTGACATAGACTGCAGCATTTGCCTCTGTTACATCATTTGCGTCAAAATCGCCCCATGTATCCATGCCTGCAACATTGTCGTCAAAATAAACAGCAATGTTGTATGGATCAACCGTAATTTTTCTTTTAAAGTTTACATCACATATTCCACCAGCGTCAACAGTATTACTAAAAATGTATTCACCAATATTTTTAACGCCGCCTAAGTAGTCGATTGATGGCAAGTTGTCAAAATATCCGTCTGGCGCGGATGAATCAAATGTTGTGTCAAGCAATAGAACTAATCCATTTTTAGATACATTAAACTCTATTCCACTTTTTGATCCACTAAACGATGACAGGCTTTCTTGTATTGTTGCTATTTCAAGAACTGGAAACGGTTGCGGAAGTACAATGCTGCTTGCCGCAAACGAGCTTGACCTAACATTTTGATTTGTACTAAACTTTACTAAATATGTCCCTTCTAGCAGTGGAACAATTGCTGAAGACTGAGCGCCAGAAACACTCTTAATAAGCTCTACGCTTGAATCCCAACTAGCTGATGATAAAACAGATTGATGATAAATGAGTACCTGACCACCAATTAAAACCTGCAAATCATTTGATCTTGTCCACGATAAAACACCTATATATTGATCTATCGGTACAATAGAAACGCCCTCGGGGTTGCTTGGAACTTTTTCCTGTGGAGCAACTATTTGGCGATAAGAGGATGCCGCCGAAGCCCTCCCAAGAGCATCATATGCAATAACCTCTATCTCATATTCGCCTGGAACAAGGCTTCGAAGACTTGCCGACGACGAAGATGTTTTAAAGCTCTCCCAATTATAGTCCATTATCCAACAATCCTATAACGAACTTCGTACTCAACTGCATTTGGATCACTCTTCCAGCTAAGAAGTAAATTGTTTGATAGCTGGCCATTGGATTCAGAAGATGTAACTTGTCCGCTTACATTTTGCGGATCGCTAGCTTTTTCTAGTGTTAGCTGGGAAGCCTGGGTCGTTTCAATGCTAGCGCCACGCTCAACGTAATCATATTTTGATGAGTTATACGCCAATGCAGTAATTTTATATTTTATGCCATCTTCTTCTTCGATAGCAAGCACTCTCCATTGCTGCATATTAATAGTGTTGTCATTGTAAATAAATGATCCACCCACTAATGGGGTTGAGGTAAAGTTCGTAGATACTGTAACTTTTGCGCCACTCACAGAAGAAACAGTTCTTGATTCAACAGTTCCATCGGTCATCATTGCGCTAACTGTTGGAGACTGACCAGTTGCAAGATCTGTCGCAAGTGGTTCGTCAACAACAATATAGTTTGTTCCACCAGCCCTTATTCTTCCGCCTCTTCTTGCACCAGCTCTTGAAGGATCAGAAGTTGCAATAACCATTCCAGGGCGAATAGCTATGCCACCATCAATAGTCGTGGTAAACGTCACCGTTTCTGTTTCATATTGCTCCGTATAAAGAAGCCATTCACCAACTCTTCGTGCTTGACTTTTGCTTGTACAGGCAAAGGCTGTTACCTCTGCTGTGACTATTCCGTACTTGGCAATTCCAGTTTGATCCTCAACTGATTCATATGCAAGCTCCTGGTTTTCTAAATCAAGATAACCAACAGTGGCAACTGTATGGCGACTCTTTAGGCTTGATCCAGAATACTGAAAACCTTCCTCACCAATATTTGTTTGGTTAAAGAGATATGTGGGAGAAAGTGGCCTATCTTGAGCAATTGAAAGGGATCCCACAGACCAGTAAGGCATTGCCCTGAAGACAGAGCACATGTCATTGATTAATTTATAAGCCTCATCCTGCGTTTGAATTGATACGTTGCATAGGAATCTTGGCTCGTATTCGTCCTGTCCGGAAGAATCTTTTAATCCAGTTTTTACTAATTCGTTACAATAAACACTGGCTTGATAAAAAGACCATTTATCTAAATTTTTTGTATGTATATGCTGGCCTAGTCCATACCTGCAATTCGTAAGAAGATCCCAGAGGCACCAGCAGGGATCTGCGCACCATTGCTGTGCTGCAAATGTACCATCCCAAGTGCCGGAATACGTAAGTCGTCCATTCGTTGAATCTACTGTTGCATTAGATGGAATACTGACTTTGATTCCACGAATTCTGTAAGACCTGGCCGGAACAGAGCTAAAGTTTTTTGCATCAACCTGCATTGCAACTAATGCAGAGTTTGGATATATCAACTTTGCGTCAGTTATTTCAGTGTAGCTAGTCCAGCTAAATTCATTCTGAAATTTAGTAGTATCAGATGAATTTTCTGTTATTCTTATTACTCTTATGCTAACTGGAAACTCACCAGAAAGCGTGATCGTATCACTCTTTTGGTATTGATCACCAGTTCGTCCACTAACTGTTGAATCAACCAGCACAGAATAGGCGCTTCCATTATATGAAACCGCTATTTGATACCGAACAGAAGTACCAAGTATATCGCCTTTATCTGTAATTTTTTGTAGCGCTGCCCATGTAAGTGTTACGCGAACCCTATCTATGTCTGTATCTGTTATTGTTCTTGTGACCGGTTCATTTTGTTTTACTACAATACCAACGCTTCTTTCGTTTTGAGATTTTTCATAGCCAGACAAAACACCTTGATTCTGCGTTCCCCATCTAATATCAAAATTATTTTGATTAACTCCGTTAAAATTATAATCAGAAGACTGAATGCTGCTAATATTTGCTGATTTTGTTAATACAGGAGTTTTGTCAATATAAATATTTTTTAGCATTGCAATTCTATATTCGCTGGAATCACGCGCATACTGAGAAGCATCTGGAAACCCTTCTATTTCGCCTTCGCTAATCAGATCAACAAGTTGAACATAAGCAGAAGAATTAAGACTATCTGCATCCGTAACCGGTTGATAACTTTGCTTTCTCCTGCGACCACCGGCGCCCGCAATTAGTCCATCGCCAAGGCCCGAATTGTGAACCCTAATTCCATTTGCAATAAATGTATGGTAGGTATCTACGGTAAGATTGTAAACAGTGTGCTTGCCAATTGATTTTTTACTTATAATTGGGCGAAGATGCGCGTTTTGATCCACAAGGCAGTCATCTGCCATAAAAGTTCCAATGCACGCAAAGGCATTGAATTGATTTAATACCCAATGATTAGGAGTTGCCTCCAGTTTTTTGCCACCCCAGATATTGTATTCAAATACATCTTCATTATCGTGAACATGAACCTGCAATACCTTTGATTCAAAAATTCCGCCTATATCATCAAAGCTAATTACAAGATCACCAATAGCAATCTGCTGAATTTCTTTTTCGCCGCTTGGCGTAAGAATAAGCGTTGCGCCAGTAAAGCATCCGCCACCGCCAGAACCAACAATGAAACTGCCTTGCGTCATATTGGGTTAACCGTAATACCAGCGCTAATCACAATACTACCAACAACTGTCTCTCCGTAAACAATTGGAATTGGGACGCCAGAGCGACTTGTGTTCTGTATTCCAGAAAAAGCAAAAGATTCAACACGCGCATCCTTATTCTCTGCCGGCGTCTTTGGCGTTGGCGTTAAAAGCTGTGCAACGCCACCGAGAACCAGGCTGGCACCAACGCTAAAAACAATTGGAGCGATTGCTATGCCAAGTAAAAAGACACCAGCTAAGAAAAATGAAGCAACAATCAAAAGAGCACCAACAATAATTTTGCCAATTGCACCAGCACCAACAACTACAGGAATAATTGATATATCTTCACTTGATCCAAGTGGATAGTGAATTTCATCAGAATCAATAATATGCTTTCCTGCTTTAATTCGATACGAATCATTCGCAATATGTTGTTCTATATGTGGAAAATTTGCCACCAAAAAACGTACCGCTTCACCAACAGTCTCAACTTCGGCTCTAAATATTCTTTGGCCAAGCTCTTTGGCTAAGCGTCCATAGACACGAATAGTTTTCATGCTGCTGCTCTGGAGAGCTTTGGCCAATCATAGTGCCTCAGGATCCTTCCAGTGCACTTACGAAGCCATTCCCCGTATATGTCTGAACTGCTTAATCTTCCCCTGATGTGATGCAAAACAAGCTGGTCGCCAACATATACGCCACAGTGATTAAGTCCATTTCCCTCTATTTGCATTAATAACCCATCACCGAATTGAATTTCATCAATATCTTTGACAACAAAAAAACCAGCTTCTTTCCAATAATCGTCAAATAAGGGATTTTTCTCAAATTCTTCTGGAGTTATTGGCCTATTCCAGTCTGGAAGAGAGATTCCATGCTCTCCGTACCAATCCCTTGCCAATGTCCAGCAATCGGTCACAGCCCAAACCCATTCGCGGCCAACAAGGGGCGCCTTATAGCCGCTTGGGGCAAAGCTATGCCAACTGTTTTGCCCTGGATTGCAAATTGTCCACGGAAGCCCAGTTTTTTCACAGGCAACCAAATCAGCACCGCTTGGAATTGGACTGCAGGATGGGTGACTATGAAAGACCTCGATTATTTCACCAGCGCTCTCTGCTCTTGCGTAATCATCTGGATCAATAATGAACATTTGGTTCGGCTCTGATGCAAGATTTTTACAGGGAAAATATCTTTCGCGTCCTTTAACAATAACAACGAGTCCACAAGCTTCTTTTGGATCCTCACTTTTCGCGTGATCATATGCGGCTAGTTTTGTTGTTTCATTCATTAGAAGTTGTACTGTCCTACGCCTGGGAACGAACCAAATGGTAATTCATTGCCAGCGCCAAAGCGAGCCTCACAGCTTTTTAATCGCTTTCCACATACATCCTGCGATTCTGAAGATACACTATTATCGTTTTCATCAAAAAACGAAGACCCAGTATATCCGCACTCACCCCCTCTGTAAAGCCACTGACAAACGTTATTAATTGTCTGTCTTTTTGGAACCCTTACACCAGCCAAATCAAACGAGCAAGCAAGTTCAAATTCTATGAATTGATTTGTTTCCACTGATTTTCTATCAATATAATAAATTTCTTCTGGCAATGATGCAGTTGGATCTGGCGTACCAAACGGATTTGTATCATTTTCAAAATTAACTGCGTCGAGAAAACGCGCCAATGTTCTGATTCTTTTTACTTCGGCTCCCGTTAAGTCCGATCCGTAAGAAAATTGATTTATTTCAATTAATACTGCTGTAATTGAGCCATCTACGTTGGCAATTCTTACTGTTGGGCGCGGCAGTGTTCCCTTTCCTGTGTATTCAAAACCATCCGCCTCAACAGGCCAAGCGTAGTAAGTATTTCCACCCCATACAACATGACCACTAACCGACTTAGCGTTAACGCCAGAATGAAAACGATAGATCTCACAAGCGCCGTGCAATCTTGCTGACGTTTTAACTTCAAATAATTCAATAATTGAACTTGGATTTAATTTTGCAAGCTCTGCACGTACCTCAGCTGTGACAGTCATTGATCGTGATCTATCGATCTGGTGCTCAACAGACTATAGCCTGCTTGCGATTGACTTAGTTTTATTGCGCAAGCAATCCACCAGGACGTTTTTGCTTGAGAAGCTCTTGCTGAACGGCAAGTCCAACAGCCTTCCCAAGCTGATTTGCCTTTTGATCATCACCTTGAACCTTGCTGCCGCTGGCATCAACATTCACGGTGACGTTATTGGTGCTGCCGCCAGAGCCGCTAGCGGCGACGCCTAGCTTGCCGTCAGAGCCACGAGACAGCGGCAGGATCGCCTCTGGGCCAGCCTCACCCATCACACCAGTGTTCATGGCGCCGCCATCGGCAAATTTGAACAGGGTTGGGGAATCGACGATGCCGCCCATGGCGAATGGCTTGATGCCATTTGAGAATGCGGCACCATTGGCTGCTAGCGCTGGAACTGCGCCACCAAGATTTAGGCCGAACATTGGGCCAAATATATTTTCGTAAAGTGAAAGCATCACCAAATTAGAAATCATCTTTGCGGCCATATCAGCAAAACTATCCGCAATACCTTGGAAGAATCCAGCAAGTATTTCCTGGGCACTTGCTGTTCCAGTGGTTATCTCTTTAAATGCATTGCCAAACGCATCGCCAATTGCCTCAGCGCCAGTGACAGCAACATTTTCCCAAGTCGCAAGATCCTTCAGCGTTTCTTTTGCGCGCTGATAAGAGGCGGAAATTTTTTCTCCGCGAATTGGTTCCGCTGAATCGGTTACAGATTTTCTCGCCTCCTTATAGTTTGGATCAAGCAACTTAGCTCGCTCTCTTAGCTTTTTCAGCTCCTCTTCAAGTGCTGCGTTTCCAAGAATTTTTGCATTTACAATGTCAAGTTGAATTTGTAAGGCTTTATACTCTTCCGAATTAATGTCTTTTCTTGAATTTATTGTATCCGAAAGAGCCTTGGCTTCTTCAAGTAATACCTGCTTAGACGCCAGCCTGGTTTCGATGTCTTCTATTCCAGAATTAATAATATTTTTTTGTGTTTCATAGACTTGATCAAGCGAAGCAATTTGCTCAACAATTGCAGGATTTATTCCTTGCTGTATTAGTTGAACAGTTCTTTTGCGAATATCGTAATCGTTTTGCGATTTTTGTATAATTTGATCAAACTGCTGTATGGCCCCTGAAAGAGTTGCGCTAAGTTGATTGCCTAAATTTTTATTTTCATTTATAACAGCTCTAACTAATGATTTAAAATCATTCCCAGACTTTGTTGCGGCGATCAGATCAGCTTGCGCCTTATCAATGCCAGACGTATCATAA